CTGTAGCATTAAATAAACGATATGTATATCCGCCATAAGAATATGCAGTTCCGCCTGATGCGGTACCTTGCGGAACGGTTAAGTGCCCCGATATTCCAGAGGCAACAATACCTTTGATAATGGGTGTCATTAGGCAATGTCTCCTACGATAGTAACCGTAGGTGAAGCGCCTCCTGTTTTGTAGTAGACGGTAGCACCTGCGTATGCTGCACGAATCTTTGGCGCTGCCGTTGTAGCGCCAGTAGAAACAATAGTTACACCAGAGCCAGCAGAAAATACAACCTGTCCTGCTGCATCTTGTAAAACTGTGATTTGGTCGCCTGCTCCAAACACGCTTGCTGGCACAGTAATTGTTACTGTTGATGCACTTGTTGTTGTAAGCACATTATTGGCATCTGTTAGAGCAAGTGTATAAGTTGTACCAGATGTTGTACTGGTAGTAGAGCGCTGCTTAGCAAGCGGTGTACCACCTGCAGTTGAGCCATCATGAACGACTACGGTTTTCTTATCTGTGTCTACTGTTAATTCTCCAGCAAGACCTGTGAATGTAGAGTGAGCACTTGTTGTTCCTCTACGGCGTTGAAAAGCAAATGCCATTATACTGTTCCCCAATCTGAGAGGCTTGCCCAAGAAGCCACGGTTCCATTATTTGTTAAGAAATACCCGTTAACTCCTGCAGTAATAGCGGGTATGTATCCTGCTGCTTGTGTTGCACTTGCAGCAGCGGATGCAGCAGATGTTGCTGCAGCCGTAGCCGATGCTGCTGCGGATGTAGCCGAAGTAGCAGCGGAAGTTGCTGATGTTGCTGCCGATGTTGCTGATGTGGCAGCAGCGGTTTGTGATGTTAAAGCAGATGATGCGCTTGTTGCTGCTGAACTAGCAGAAGTTGCTGCAGCAGTCTGACTTGTTAGAGCACTACTTGCGCTTGTTGCTGCGCTAGTCGCAGATGTTGCTGCAGATGTAGCACTGGTTGCTGCGCTTGATGCGCTTGTGGCTGCACTGCTTGCTGATGTTCCAGCACTTGCTGCAGCAGTCGCACTTGCAGCAGCGGATGTTGCGCTAGTTGCTGCAGCAGTTGCAGAGTTTGCTGCGCTAGTTGCTGATGTTGCTGCACTACTTGCGCTAGTTGCTGCAGCCGTGGCTGAGTTCTGAGCGCTAGTAGCAACAGTAGCAATGTTGATATAAGTAGTTGCTGTTGTATCTGTATCTGTAATAAGACCCATATCACGGACAAGACCAGAGCCAGTCATGTCTGTAATAGTTGTAATTGCAGCCGATGCACTAGATGCTGATGTGGCTGCAGCACTTGCTGAGGCAGCAGCACTAGCAGCAGAGGTAGCAGCAGCAGTGGCTGAGTTAGCAGCAGATGTAGCAGAAGTTGAAGCAGCACTTGCTGAATTTTGTGCGCTAGTTGCATAGCCAGAGATAGTTGCTACAGATGCAGCAGCAGCGCTTGCGCTATTGGCAGCACTTGTTGCACTGGTTGCTGCGCTTGTCGCGCTTGTTGCTGCAGCAGAGGCATAGCCTTGGTTAGTGGTGATTAGTCCATCTACATAACCTTTGGTTGCAGCCTGTCCACTGGTTGAAGGTGATGAAAGACCTATGATAGATGAGCCAGTAATAGTACCGCCAGAGATGGTACCGCTTGACATATCAACTGTAGAGGCGATGGTTGTGCCTGTGCCTAGTGTCTTGCGTGTAAGGACAACAGCCTGGTCTGAACCAACTACTGAGCCATCGCCTGATACAAGTCCATGCACATGGCTGTCAACATTTGCCAAGATACCTGAGTCAGCATCATAACCACGAGCAGCAATGTGTGTTTGTAATTCTTTGAACTCACGAGCAGATACACCATGGCGTACAGATGAACCTGCAGCATGGGCAACAGCCTGAGTATTATCTTGACCGCGAACAATAGTAAGTGTTGTACCTACAACTGCGGTTACCGTAACTACTTCTTCTTTAGATGTATCTGGTCCAAGAATTAAAGTAAACGGTGCTGATGGAAAACCGCTGACAGATACAACTGCAACGGAGGTTGTTGTGTCACCTGTCGCTGCTGATGTAATAGAACTGACGAGCGTTGTTTCAATCGCTGTTGCGGAATAATTCCGCTTTCGTGTACCTGGGTCGCCTGCTGCCATGGTTTACCTGCTATCTCTGGTAGTGTGAACGAATAGGGAACTGACGGCGCTGGTTCTCCGCCACTTCGTTAAGACGAGTGTTATAGATGTTGAACAAGAAGCGTGCTGCGTTTTCACCGCTTCGTGCTCCACGCTGGTTATCAAGCACATCTGCTTCTGCAGATAGAGCGCCAAGGCGTGATGGGTCAAGGAATGAAATCATACGAAACGCTGCGCCATAGACAACTACATCTTCTGAATAGTCTGGCATCTTTGTAGTTGTTGCATACTCTTGACTTGCTGCAGTAGGAGAGATGTCAAACAATGTTGGGCGTGCTGAGTAAGCCACATTGATTGGTCGCCCTGGTACTACTGGTGAGTAGATACCAAGTGAGTGTCCAAAGTTAACGCCATCGCCGAAGGCTGTTGGGTTAGCAACACGGTCAATCTGCCATGCACGAACTGGTAGCCACTCTTTAGATGGACCAATAACTGAGTGTGTCACAGACAGAATGTTCTGTGCATCATCTGGAATATCATAGGTTGTGCGTGCTGCAATGTAGTTAAATTGATATTGCTTAACAGCGAATACTTGTGGGTACATAGCATTAAGTGTGTCGTTAATAGCACGCTTAATTTCATAGCGTGGGAACAATGGCGACACCATAACTCTTGACAAGTTGTCGTGGGTTGTAGCAATAGTTCCACGCTGTCCACGACCCCAAGGGGATAAGGTCAATACATTGTCAATGTTATTGGTTGAGTTAACATACATAATCTCATCACCAATTTGCACAAAGCCACGGCTAACTACGCTGGCATCGTTAACGCTAATACTTGTGGTAGTAGTGTTAGTTACTGCAGCGGTAAGCCATGTCGTTGATTCCATGTTAAGGCTGTAACCGTGGAGAAGTGTCTCAACACGGTCAGTAATTTGTTCAAGGGTACTCACAGATTGATGCTCCTTAGGGCAGAGACTGCTGATTTACCAGTAGTCGAAGCGAGTTCATTACATACTGCATTAAGACCCTTGAAGTCCTTAGGCTGACGATTAGCATCTGCCTTAAGATTCAAAGCGTGTACAGTTTCATAAGCGACTGGAAGCCCAGCCCAAGCGCATGCTGCTGCTGCTTCTTCTTTGAACGCAGTGCGTGCTGGATAAGTACCACCATTAGCAAGTCTGTTTAATTCAGCAACGAGTGTTGAGCCTTCATAACCTGTAGCCATAATTACCACTTCACCTTATCTGCCCAGTACGCTGCAGACATCTTGCCCTTGGCAATGTTCTTTGCATGACGAGCCTTAAATGATTTTTGACGAGCCGTTGGAGTCTTATCTCCTGACACACCCTGTTGACCAAAGCGAATAGTCTTGACCTGTTCTCCTGATTTAGCCACAACTACATGTGACTTAGTAGGATGGCTAGGTGTACGCTTTGGCTTATTGAAGCCAGATACTCCTGCTCGCTTTAGTCTTGGGTCTGTCATTTACTTTCCTTTAACCTTCTTAAGATTTGGATTAGCCTTCTTAGCAGCAGGTGATGCCTTGCGTGCTCCCGCAGCAAGGATTGCTCCTGCGTTCTTCATTGGGATTCCTTGCTTCTTTGCGATTGACTTCTGCGCTGCAGCAAAGCCCATGCCTTTCTTGGCAGCCATTACTTGGTTCCCTTAAGAGTAGTTGGCTTATTAACCTCGGGAGCCTTAATCCCGTAAGGGTTAACTGTTCCATAGTTGTCATCTTGATTTGTTTGTGCGCTCCCGCATCCGCATGATTTGCACATAATTACTTGCCCTTCTTCTTAAGCATTGCCTTGCCCATAGCAACTTCCTTCTTAACCTGAGCCTTTGATTCGCCCTTCTTAAGTTCAAGTTTCTTTTGAGCCTTTGATTCTGTCTTTTCGTAGGCAGCGTATGCAGCCTTCTTTGTAATCTTTCCAGCCATGTCATTCCCCTTTTGTGTGATAACTTTCACATCTCCACCGACACTGATTGTGTAGTCAGCAGAAATTCTGATTGCCCTGCGTGCAGCAAACTCTGCTGCTTTGATTGAGTTCTTGCTAAAGCCAGTGGCTAATGCACCAAGGGCAACTGCTCCACCGCTACCTACTGCATACAATCCACGGTCATCTCGTGACCATAGGTAGTCCTCGTCAATTTCATAAACTATTCCATTAAGACAGATAAGTGCATCAAACCCAGCCTCTGGGTCCTTGTTGGTATCTGGTGTGTAACCATTTTCAACCATCACTTCACGCAGTGAAGGCAATACCTTTATCTGCATGAACGCATCTGTGGTCATTGTCTTTACTGGCTTAGGCGGATTCCATAGGTAGTTAGCAATGTTGCCTGCTACTGCATCGCCTGCAAAGCCAAAGACATAATCGCCTTTGCGAACAATCTTTTCAAAACTCTTAGAGAAGTAGGGCTTGTCACTATAGGTAGTCATGGAATCTGCTGCTAGTACAGCCCAGCCTTTTCCCTGTATACCTACGATGGCAGTCATCTCTACTCCTTAAATCCACCTGTGTTTGCATCGAAGGCTTTGCCAGCCTTATCCGATTTATTGATTGCATCCTGTACTGCACGCATTGATGTGCCTGCTGGCTGGATGCCTTCTTTTCTTGCTGCTGAATAAGCGTTAAGTTCTGCATCCCATTTCTTTTGGGACATAGACTTATTGGCAGCAGCATCTCCTGGGGACATTTGGAGTGTTGTTACTTTGCAACCAAAGCAACCTTCTACATATTCTGGATGTGTTTGTATCTGATGTAGATTCATATCGCTGTTATGTAATCTCCGTATACGCCACCAATAGAAGCATCTGTCAAACGATTCTTTGTGGCTTCGTCAATAATGTATGTGTGCCCACCAAGATAATGCTCAGTAGCGTTGGCTATATCAGTCTGGGCAGGGAAGCGATATGAGGAGTATACCCCGTCAACCATAAGAACTGATACGCCACGATGAAGTCCATAACGAATAAATAGTCTGTCCCATGCCACAGGTGTTTCCTTGACTGATGGTGTTACAAACTGATACTGCGCCATGCTTCCTCCTTATTAGTGTAGAGAGAGGGCGAGCGAACCCGCCCCCTCCTACATTGGTACTATGCAGAGATAGATGAACCTGTCTCAATGCGATAGAGAGCCTGCTCACGGTAGCGTGAGAAGCCAAGTACGCCGTACCATCCGATTGGACGGAAGCGCATCAAACGGTCAACGACTGGTCCGATGACAACATTTGGCTCCTGTGCAACTGCCTCTGCAAGTGCCTGCTTTCCAGCAAGGATTGTGCGGTAGTTAGCGGTTACTGGAGTTACTGTCACTACAGTTGTTGCTGTGACTGCAGCAGTGTGTGCTGTGTCTACAGTGATTGTTGTTGTAGAGCCTGCTGTTACGAGAGATGTAATCTTCGCACCAGAAGCAATACCTGTACCAGAAATCTTGTCGCCTGCTTCTGCAGATGTAGCGATTACTGATGTTGAAGCGACACCGATTGTGTAGCCTGCTGATGTACCAGCAACAGTTACTGCTGTTGTAGCAAGTGCTGTCTGGTCTGCACCGTCAAGTCCACGGTACATACGAGGAGTTTCTACGAAGAACGCTCCTTCAAATGTTCCGATTGAGCCAGCCCAGAAGTTACCTGTTCCTGTCTCAGCGTACTTGTGCATGTCGTTCCATCCGCCAACGCCTGTTTCTGCACGAAGGTCGTGTGAAACTTCTGGGTGGATACCACACCAGTAGAGTGAGCCTTCGCGTGGAACAGCCTTGTTTGAACGGAGTTTAGCAACAGCCTTACGGATGTTAGCAGCAGTCAATGTGTCTGATGCTGTGATTGTTGCTGTAGATGTGCGTGAGCCACCGTAGATGACATTGCTTCCGCCACGGAGAGTTTCCATTGCAATCTTGTCAATAGAGTCTGCCATGTTGTAAGCGATGATGTCTGCTACTGCAGGGTCAACATCTGAGAGTGAGAACAACTGCAACTTGCGAGTTACGAGTGATGCGTTGCCGTATTCAGCAAGTGTCACTGCAACAGTTGTTACATCGGATAGTGCTACTGCATCTGGGTCAGTTGTTTCTGATGAGAGTGCAGCGGTTGCAGGTGCCAAATCGTTGTAGAGTGAGAATACAACGCTTGAACCTGGCATTGCTTGCTGAGCAGGGCGCTTGTCTGCGACTGAACGAATCAGTGGCTGAGCACGAAGCGCGAACTCAACATAGCGGTCATACGCGGTCTTGACTAGACCTGCTAATGCAGATGAGTCTGTGTATGCCATTGGGTTCACCTCCTGGTGATTGGTAGTTGTGTGTTAGTTGTAAACTTGCACACCCATAATGGCGCTGAGTTCTTCTGCGCTCTTAGCATTGGCGATTCGGTTTGCAATATCTTCGTCATAGGCTGGAGCCTGTGCGCTAGATACCACATCATTGATTCGCTTCTGAGCCTGTAGCGCTGGGTTGACAGGTGCAGCCTCTGGGGTTGCTTCTTCTGTCTTAACTCCGAATACATCGCCCCACTCATTGAGCCAGTTTGAAACTGCTTCTTCCGTAGGTTCAATGTCCTGCGGAATGAGGGCTGCGACCTTTGGGTTAATACCCTTTGTACTCAGCACATCTTTTACGGTGCGCTGACGAGTCTGTGTTTTCAAAGTATTTGCTTCTTGTTCAAGTTCCTTAAGGCGCTTTTCAAGTGTGCGGTTTACTTTGCGTAACTGCTTGACGACATCTTGAGGTCCATCCTCAAAATCAAAATCGTCATCTTCGTCATAATTGGTAGCCATCTACCTATCTCCCTTTGTTAGTTGTATTCGCAATCCACAAACACGATTCGGGGAAATCATGTTGGCTATTGCTACCAGTCTTGTACGCCTACCTGGGCTGGTCGGTCAGGTAAGGATTCTTATATTGTGCTTGCTTGCTTGAGTGAGCCTTGACCAATGCCAGAGCCACCGCTGTAACGAGCAACTTCTCGCTCAGCACGCTTTTGTGATTCGAGCATCTTTAACTGGTCATTGCCTAGAGTTGCAGCAACTGCTTCTGTATCTTTATATTGATAACCTTCGATAGCAGATAGTCGAGCCTGTGTGTTAGCCAAAAGGCGAGCCTTGCCAAACTCTTGCTTAAGAGCATTAAGGTCAGCAG